CGCCGTCGCCCACCGGGCTCACCCTCGTGGGCGGCAACAACAATCAGGGCAAGACCAGTGTACTGGATGCTCTGGCATGGGCCCTCGGCGGCGACCGTTTCCGCCCGGACGCTGCCCAGCGGGACGGTGCCGTGGCTCCGGCGCATCTGAAGGTCAAGCTTTCCAACGGTGTGGTGGTGGAACGCAAGGGCAAGAATGCCAGTCTGACCGTCACTGACCCCACCGGGCGGCGCAGCGGGCAGCAGCTGCTGAACGCCTTTGTGGAGCCGCTGGCACTGGACTTGCCCCGCTTCATGGAAGCATCCGACAAGGAGAAAGCAGACATCCTGCTCCGGATCATCGGCATCGGCACCGAGCTGCACACCCGTGACATGGAGATCAAGGCCCTGTACGACAAGCGCACCTTCACCGGCCAGCTGGCCCAGCAGAAAAAGCACTTTGCCGAGGAGCTGATCTCCTACCCGGATGCGCCGGATGAGCCGGTCAGCGCGTCCGACCTCATCCGCCAGCAGCAGGAAATTCTGGCCCGCAACGGCGAGAACCAGCGCAAGCGCCAGCAGTTCCATGAGCTGGCCCGCCAGCGGGATGCGGCGCTGGAAGAAATGCACCGTCTGGATGAGCGCATCGCCGAATTGACTGCACAGAGGGAAGAAGTGAGCAAGAAGCACACGCTGCTGTTCACGCAGGCCATGGATGCCAGCAAAACGGCGGAACAGCTTCAGGACGAATCCACTGCCGAACTGGAAGCATCCATCCGGGATATTGAGGAGATCAACCGCAAAGTCCGCGCCAACCTCGAAAAATCCCGCGCCGAGGACGAGGCTGCCCAGTATGACAGTGAATATAAGCGCCTGACTGAAGCCATCACGCAGAAGCGTGCCGACCGTATGGCCCTGCTGAACGGTGCCGACCTGCCCCTGCCGGGCCTTGGCGTAGAGGACGGTGCCCTTACTTATAAAGGCAAGCACTGGCGGGATATGTCCGGCAGCGACCAGCTGCGGGTGGCCGCTGCCATCGTCCGCCGCCTGAACCCGGACTGCGGTTTTGTACTGCTGGACAAGCTGGAACAGATGGACATGACCACCCTGCAGGAGTTTTCCGCATGGCTGGAAGCCGAAGGCCTGCAGGCCATCGCCACCCGCGTTTCCACCGGCAGTGAATGCCAGATCATCATTGAGGACGGCATGGTGAAGGATGCCGAACCCACCCTGCCGCCCGTCACCGAAAAGCCCCAGCAGAAGAGCTGGACGAAAGGAGCGTTCTAAATGAGCAAATATGCAGTTACCACCGGCATCCAGAATGCGCCGGTCAAGACCGTGCTGTACGGCCCGGAGGGCATCGGCAAAAGCACCTTTGCCTCTTACTTTCCGGACCCCGTATTCATCGACACCGAGGGCGGCACCAAGCGGCTGAACGTCAAGCGCCTGCCCCAGCCCACCAGCTGGACCATGCTGCTGGATGAGGTGGCCGAGGTACGCAAGGGCAGTGTCCCCTGCGGCACGCTGGTCATTGATACCGCCGACTGGGCTGAACGCCTGTGCATTCAGGCCGTGTGTGCCAAAGCCAAGGTGAACGGCATCGAAGATTTCGGCTACGGCAAGGGCTACACCTATGTTAAGGAAGAGTTCGGCAAGCTGCTGGACGCTTTGGAAGAGGTGCTGCAGGCCGGGCACAACGTGGTGGTGCTGGCCCATGCCGCTATTACCAAATTTGAGCAGCCGGACGCTGTGGGCAACTACGACCGCTGGAGCATGAAAACTTCCAAACAGGTGGCCCCGCTGCTGCGCGAGTGGTGCGATATGCTGCTGTTTGCCAACTACAAGACCGTTGTGGAAAAGGTGGGCGACGGCAAGAACGCCAAGAGCAAGGCCAGCGGCGGCAGGCGTGTACTGTACACCGCGCATCACCCCTGCTGGGATGCCAAAAACCGCTTTGACCTGCCGGAGGAAGTACCCTTTGACTATGCCAGCATTGCCGCCTGCATCCCCGGCGCTATGTCTGCACAGGCACCGAAACCGGAACCGCAGCCGCGTTCCCAGCCGGAAGCCGACATCCTGCCCAGCCCGCAGCAGGAAGCAAAGCCGGTGGCTCAGCCGCAGCCCGCACCGCTGCAGGAAAGCTCCGAGAAAAATGTTCTGCTCAGTCTGGGCGTGCCGGAAAAGCTGGCCGCTCTGATGAGCGCCAACAAGGTCAGCTGTGAAGAACTGCAGGGCGTTGTGGGCAAACGGGGCTATTTCCCGGAGGATATGCCCATCAAGGACTACCCCGCTGACTTTGTGGAGGGCTGTCTGATCGCCGCATGGCCGCAGGTGTTCCAGATGGTGCTGGATAACCGTGATATCCCGTTTTAACAGGCTCCCTCACGGAGGGAGCTGGCACGTGTAAGCGTGACTGAAGGAGTTTTATAATAAAGGAGTAATTACTTATGAACGAAATGAACACCACCGACCGCGCCCTGAGCTGGGACGACGAATTTACCAACGAGCAGCAGGAGTTCGTGCTCCTGCCCGAGGGCGAGTATGCCTTTGAGGTCACCGGCATGGAGCGTGCCCGCTTTGAGGGCAGCGCAAAGCTCCCGCCCTGCTCCATGGCAAAGCTGACCCTGAAGATCTTCGGCGGGGCCAAGGGTGATACCACCGTGACCCACCGCCTGTACCTGCACACTAAAACGCAGGGCCTGCTGGGGGCTTTCTTTGAGAGCATCGGTCAGTGCAAGCGGGGCGAGACCTTCCGCCCCCGCTGGAACGAGGTCGTGGGTGCCAAAGGCATCTGCAAGCTGTGTATCCACGAGTACACCAGGCAGAGCGGTCCTCATGCAGGCGAGACCGGCCAGAGCAACGAAGTGCAGCGCTTCCTGCCGCCGCCCGAACCCAAAGCTGCACCCACTCAGGGCTGGACACAGGGGGCGTTCTAAATGGCCGAGACACAAACCCTGCGCCCCTACCAGCAGCAGGCCCGTGAACGCATCCACGCAGAGTGGGAGAACGGCCACACCCGCACCCTGTTGGTGCTGCCTACCGGCACCGGCAAGACCATCGTGTTTGCATCGGTAGCAGCCGATCAGGTGCGGGCGGGCCACCGGGTGCTCATTCTGGCGCATCGCGGTGAGCTGCTGGAACAGGCAGCGGACAAGCTGCAGCGCTCCACCGGCCTTGTCAGCGCGGTGGAAAAGGCAGATGCCACCTGTCTGAATACATGGTTCCGTGTGGTGGTGGGCAGCGTGCAGACCCTGCAGCGCACCGCCCGGCTGGAACGCTTTCCGCATGATTACTTTGGCACTATCATCATCGACGAGGCCCACCACGCCATTACCGACGGCTACCGCCGCATCCTCGACTACTTCGGCAGCGCCAAGGTGCTGGGCGTGACCGCCACGCCGGATCGCGGCGACATGCGCAATCTGGGCGAGGTGTTCGACAGCCTTGCCTTTGAGTATAAGCTGACCGATGCCATCAAAGAGGGCTATCTGTGCCGCATCATGGCCCAGACCATTCCGCTGAAGCTGGACATTTCTTCTGTCACCATGAGCGGCGGGGACTACGCCGTGGGAGACCTCGGCACTGCGCTTGACCCCTATCTGGAACAGATCGCCGCCGAGATGGCCCAGCGCTGCAAAGGCCGCAAAACGGTGGTGTTCCTACCCCTCATCAAGACCAGCCAGAAGTTCCGCGACCTGCTGAACTCCCATGGATTCTGTGCCGCCGAGGTCAACGGCCAGAGCACCGACCGCAAGGAAGTGCTGGCGGATTTCGATGCAGGCAAATACAACGTGCTGTGCAACTCCATGCTGCTCACCGAGGGCTGGGACTGCCCGTCTGTTGACTGCGTGGTGGTGCTGCGGCCCACCAAGGTACGCAGCCTGTACAGCCAGATGGTAGGGCGCGGCACCCGGCTCTCCCCGGGCAAGAGCGATCTGCTGCTCCTCGACTTTTTGTGGATGACCGACAAGCACGAGCTGTGCCGCCCGGCTGATCTGGTTTGTGAGGACCGCGCCGTGGCCCGGCAGATGACCGAAAATCTGGCCGAGAGCGGCTGCCCGCAGGACATCGAGGAAGCCGCCGTGCAGGCCAGCGAGGACGTGGTGGCCCAGCGGGAGGAAGCCCTTGCAAAACAGCTGGAAGAACAGCGCCGCAAAAAGGCCAAGTTGGTGGACCCGCTGCAGTACGAGATGAGCATTCAGGCCGAGGACCTTGCCGGGTATGTGCCGGCCTTTGGCTGGGAAGCAGGCCCGCCCAGCGCTGAACAGACTGCTGCTCTTGAGAAAATGGGCATCCTGCCGGACGCGGTGGAATCCGCAGGCAAGGCTTCCCTGCTGCTGGACCGGTTGAACAAGCGCCGCGCTGAAGGCTTGACCACACCCAAGCAGATCCGCGTGCTGGAACGTTATGGTTTCCAGAGCGTGGGCACGTGGAGTTTCGATGCAGCCAAACACATGATCGACCGCATTGCGGTGCAGGGCTGGCGCGGCGTGCCCAAGGGCGTGAACCCAAAGACTTACACTCCTGCACAGGAGCCGCCCACATCAGACATTGACTTCGGATGGTAACGCGAATGGAACATGAAAATGAACTCAAGGAAGCATTGGACTTCGTATCCCCGTCCGCCCTGACCTATGACGAATGGCTCATGGTGGGCATGGCCCTGAAGGATTCCGGCCTGCCCGTTACCCTCTGGGAACAGTGGAGCACCCGCGATGCGGGCCGCTATCACAAGGGCGAGTGTGTCAAGAAATGGGAAAGCTTTCACGGCGGCGGGGCCAGCCCCGTCACCGCAAGCAGCATCTTCCAGCTGGCCTACTCCCACGGATGGAGCGGCCCCGCAGGCCACGCTCTGGACTGGAACGATGATATTTCTGCCGGCACCGGCGCACAAACCGAGGGCCGTCTGGTAGACCCACGCTGGGTGGAAGCCCACGAGCTGGCCCTGCCCGAAGAGTGGCACCCCGCCGACCAGCTCAAGCGCTACCTGCAAGCCCTGTTTGAGCCGGACGAATATGTGGCCTATGTGACCGAAAGCTTTATGGCCGCCGACCGCCGCCGCCCTGCAAAAGGCAGCTGGACCCGCACCGCAGGGCAGCTCATCACCGAGCTGGATGCCTGCGGCGGTGACCTCGGCAAGGTGGTGGGCGACTGTGATCCTGAAGTAGGTGCATGGATCTGCTTCAACCCTGTGGACGGCACCGGACGCAAGGATGCCAATATTACTGCCTACCGCTATGCCCTCGTGGAGTGCGACAACATGGAGCTGGGCAAGCAGCAGGCCATCATCAAGCAGCTGGAACTGCCCTGTGCCGCGCTGGTCTACTCCGGCGGCAAGAGCGTCCACGCCATCGTCAAGGTGGATGCCCCGGACTATGCCGAGTACCGCAGGCGTGTGGATTATCTCTATTCCGCCTGCCAGAAAAACGGCCTGACCATCGACCAGCAGAACCGCAACCCTTCTCGCCTTTCCCGGATGCCCGGCATCCTGCGCGGTGACAAACGGCAGGTGCTGCTGGAAACGAACATCGGAAAATCCTGCTGGGATGAGTGGCGGGACTGGCTGGAAGCGGAGACCGACGAGCTGCCCGAGACCGAGAGTCTGGCCGACGACTGGGAGAGCCTGCCCCCGCTGGCCGATGCCCTCATCACCGGGGTGCTGCGCAAGGGCCACAAGATGCTGCTGGCAGGCCCCAGCAAGGCGGGCAAGAGCTTTGCCCTCATCGAACTGTGCATCGCCATCGCCGAAGGCAGGCCGTGGCTGGGCCGGTTCTCCTGCGCACAGGGCAAGGTACTGTACATCAATCTGGAGCTGGACCGGGCCTCCTGCCTGCACCGCTTCAAGGACGTGTACACCGCCCTCGGCCTGCCCCCGCAGAACCTGCGAAACATCGACATCTGGAACCTGCGCGGCGCGTCCGTGCCCATGGACAAGCTGGCCCCAAAGCTCATCCGCCGGGCCCAGAAAAAAGGCTACACCGCCGTGATCCTCGACCCCATTTATAAGGTCATCACCGGCGATGAGAACTCTGCCGACCAGATGGCAAAGTTCTGCAACCAGTTCGACCTTGTGTGCCGCGCGCTGGACTGCGCTGTGATCTACTGCCATCACCACAGCAAAGGTGCCCAGGGCGGCAAGCGCAGCATGGACCGCGCATCCGGCTCCGGCGTGTTCGCCCGCGACCCGGATGCCATGCTGGACATGACCGAGCTGGTGCCCACCGATGCCATCCTGGAACAGCTGCATAACAAAGCCGCCTGCCGCGTGATCAAGGCCATGTTGGACAAACGCGGTCATGCGGATGCCTACGGCTTGGATGATACCCTCAGCCGCCACCGGATGCTGACCATCGCAAAGGAAAAACTGGGCCTTGCAGATCTGCGGGCCATCGATGCTGAGGTCGCGGCTGCCGAGAAAAAGGCAGACGGCATGACCGCATGGCGCATCGAAGGCACCCTGCGCGAGTTCGCCCGCTTCGACCCGGTGAACCTCTGGTTCGACTACCCCGTGCACAAGCTGGACACCGGCCTGCTGGAGGACCTGCAGCCGGACAGCGATTTCAAAACGCTGGGCAGCCGCGGTGCCGCCAAGCGCTGGGGCGATAAAGGCAAGGTGACCAAGGACAAAAAGGCCGAACTGGACACCGCCTTTGAAGCCTGCATGATGGACGGCGAAGTTACCGTCTATGCGCTGGCCGAGTACATGGACCTGAAGCCCCGCACCATCAAGACGCGGCTGAAAGATGACGGACGTTTCTGGATCGATGGCGAGAAAGTGGGACGCAAGGAGCCCGGCAGCGCAGGTTAAACAAACCGTAATAAGTCCGATTACAATTTGTTGTAAAAATGCAGAAATAGCCGCTATTTTGCACGACACGAAAAACTGCAATTTTGCAGTTATAGCCGCTATGACTGCAGATTTTGCAGTGCAAAATAGCCTATATATAATAGCTAAAACTGCAACTGCAATTGTGATGGGGTCTCCCGAAGGATGGGGCGATCACAGCCCCCATCCATTCGGGGAACCCTCCCCATCACGTTGGCGAACCCTGAGAAAAAGAAAAACGAGGTGAACCCCATGTACATGCAATTCTTTCTCCCCATGCAGCCGCCCACCACTACCCACAATGCAAAACAGCTGCACGCCTACATGAAGGGCGGGCAGCCGCACGCGGTGCTCCACGACAGCCCGGAACTGAAACAAACCCGTGCCAAGCTCCACGCCCATCTGGCACCCCACGCGCCGGAAAAGCCCATCCCCGCAGGCCGTCCGGTGCGTCTGCTGGTCAAGTGGTGCTTCCCTGCCGAGGGCCGCAAAAACGGCAGCTGGCGCACCGCAAAGCCGGACACCGACAATCTGGAAAAGGCCCTCAAGGACGAAATGACCCGCCTGCACTTCTGGGCCGATGACGCGCAGGTGTGCAGCGAGATCGTGGAGAAATTCTGGTCGGACCCCTGCGGCGTGTTCGTCCGGGTGGAGGAACTGTAATGACCTACGAAGAGAAAAAGGCATGGCTCTGGCGGTACCGGACAGCCAAGCGGTTCGAGCTGCTCAAACTGGACGAACTGGCCACGCTGCAGACCGATGCCACCCACACCACCCAGCGCTTTTCCCCCGTGCCGGGCGGCAACGGCGACGGACAGGCTCTGCCCCGCAGTGTGGAACGCATCGACGAGGCCCGCCGGGCCGCTGAGGC